TCATTGAGGATTCTTAGATCGGTGGAATTGAGAAGTCTGTGGCTGAGACATACAAAGTCATATCGACATAGGTTGGCGTTGCATTTACAGCTATGTTCTCAACAAAGCCCTCAAAGGTTCCACCGAGCAAATTGCTTGGTAGGTTGTCAATAGATACAGGCTCATTACAAAAAACCGTAATAAGATCATCCAGCATTGCGCTAGGTAAATCTGGGTTATCTAACCGAAAGCGGATCGCACCTAGTGAGCCTCTAGGAGTATTGCGCAGAAATAGTTCTCTTTCAGCAATCTGCTGCATATCGCCTATGTTAAGGATATTGGATTCTGTAGATTTCTCAAATAGCCCATAGATCGCTATCTTCTCAGTATCTGTCAAGGTTAGAAGCGATGCATAGCCTGTGGAGTATTTATAGATAAGGCTATTGCGTAGGCGAGCAGTCTGGGTCTGGGATTGGATACTGCTAGGAATTGCATAAGCTGCATCTAGGTCTGTGTAGCCATTGGCAAGGAGATAGTTCTCGCGATGGTCTGCATCGGCATAATAAACAAGTCCATCATTGCCTTCTGAGATTATGCCTAATCCGCTATTGGCTATCTGATCTACAAGAGTCTGGCTCTTAGCTGAGGCAGATGCGTTAATCTGGATCATGTCAAACTCGCCTTGATCTATCTGACCCAAAGAGTTTTCAGCTTGATTCCATGTAACTGTTGCTGGATAGGTAGCCCATGTCAAAGTCGGATAAACCTCATCCCATGTGCCACTTAGAGCTGCTTCAAGAATGAGCGCGATCTGTTCGCCATCTAGGGCAGAAGCAAGGGCTGTGTTATAGACCGCCTTGGATAGTTTAGATAGTGGACCAATACCTAAGATAGTGCCAGTGGTAACAAAGCCTGTCTCGTCTGGGCTTCTAACTCCGATGTTAAAGTCTGAGACTGTGCCCTTAAATACTTGCTTATAAACCCCTGCTGAGTTTTTTAGCTCTAAAGTGATTGGCTCAGTGATGCTGATCGTAAAGGCTGAGTTATCGGCATTGACTATCTGGACTTGGCAGTAGCCTGCCGTGGCTTGCCGATCTATGTCTAAGCGACCAGTTGCATACGAAACAGAGGTAACAGTCGTATAGACATCATCACCTACTGTGACTCGCCATTGTGGAAGCCAAGGCATTATGCGACTCTCAGTGTTCCACGACTTACTGCATCCTGTAGCACTTGATCTATAGCCTCAGCGATAGCGTTTGGATCACCAATGCCAGTGTTTACGATAATTGTGTTACCGCCATTATTGTTTTGAGCACCAGGGAAACCAGTAGGAGCATAATCACCTGCTCTACCTGAATAGCCAACACCGCCACTAGAATCTGGCACTATAGGAACAGTTCTGCCCAATATAAGTAAAGCTTCTATTTCTGCTGGTGTAAGGGCTTTACCTGTAGATGTACCAGTTCCTGTACCAGTTGGCGTAATCGTTGGCGAAACAACCATTTTGCTAATGCTTAATAATTTAGCAATAGCAGCATCAAGGTTAGCCATGTTAATTAAATCTTTAGGCAGAATAGCCTTAAGGATGTCATCAATTTCAGTAAGTTTGACTTTTTGACCATTAAGAGCACCAAGAATTCCAAGGTCTGCATTTAGTTTATTAGTTGCATTAGTTATGGCTGCAACATCCTTGGAGGCTATCGCTTCTTCTAGGTCTAGAATTGACTGCTTAACCTCTAGGCGAGCAAGGTCGTTAGTAATCTGTAGCAGTTGTGCTTGGCTAGTGACTTTGCCTAGTTGCTCCGCTGCACTCTTCTCGGCTGCTGCTAACTGGATCTTCTCCATGTCAAAGACATTAGATCCCTTGCCAAGGGCTAGGTTAGCCTTGTCGATGGCTAGTTGTAACTGCTTGGCTTTGAGTTGCTTTAATTCTTCTGCTGTTAGTTTCTTAGAAGTCTTAAGAGTTGCGCCTGTGAAATAGGCTTGTAGTTCTGCTAGGTGTGCAAGCCCACCCATAGGATCATTAGCCGAACCTTTATTAGCTGCATCAAATAACTTAATGGCTAATCCAATATTGGTAAATTGAAAGAGTTTATCTAACTGCCCAATAGCACCAAGACCAGGAATGCTTGGTATCTTTTTTAATTCTGCAAGCATTAAGGAAATGCCTTGTATTGCCTTAGAAGTCTCAGTAGCAAAATCTTCCATCTGATCTGCAAGATCGCTAACTGTGCTGTCATCGCCTAGGTTCTTAAAGGCATTTATTAAACCTTCTCCAATAATCTCTTTAACATTGGCAGAAGCAACACCTAATTTATCTATGGAGCCTTGAAATGTATTAGCAGATGCAGTAGCAGATCCAGCAAAAGTCTTAGATAACTCTGCTGTAATCTCTTGAAATGACTTAGCCTTTAGATCAGCCTTGGAGATGCCTACGCCTAATTTAGAAAGGGCAGTGTTATTGCCTAAATATGCTTTAGAAAGTGCTGAAGTAACTGAACCTAAGTCTTTGCCAGTGGATGCAGATATATCAAGAGCAAGTTGCAAGAGCTTCTGTGACTCGGCAGTATTCTGTGTGGCTACCGCTAGCTGCTGATAGGCAGGTCTCAAATTGTCATCAAGGACGTTAAACTCTTTTTGTAACTTCTGGATAAAGCCTTCAGAGGCTGCTGCATCTCGACCTAGCCCGACATTCTTAAGAGCCAGTGCTAGTTGCTTCTGGGCTTTTTCATCTTCCGCTGCTGCTTTAATTGAAGCCTTGCCAAAGGCTAGGATCTGTTGTGTGCCGAAAGCCAAGCCAAGAGTCTTTGCTAGACCTTTTATGTTTTTAGTTAATTTATCTGTAGAAGTTTCAGCACTCTTAAAGGCATTCTTGCCAGTAAATTCTGCTGCAATGTCAATGACTATATTTGCCATGATTAACCTCTCGCCTTGGCTGTTGCGTTAAGTTTATCGGCTGCTGTCTTAATAGCATTAAGGACTGACTCTCTAGCCTTGCCTTGGTTTTCTTCATAAGCACGATACAGGGCGCGACCTTCCATCTTGCCATCGCCCTTCATCTGTGCACCAAACTTGCCATTCTGATTCTGCACAAAGCGACTGCTAGGAGTTTTGCGACCCATAGTTTCATAGATTGCTCCAGCTGCGGTCTTGTTAAAGACACGAGCGAGTGATCTAAAGCCTCTACGGTTTGGCTTTGATGGTGAAGTCTTATAACCGATTCCAGCCTTGACTAACCGAGCAGAGTAAGCAGGGAACCTAGCCTGAGAGTTGTCTCTTGGCAGCCAGCCGCTTAGGACTGATCCGTCATCCGGTAGATAACCTTTAGCAGTTTTAGTGATTGGCTTTAAGGCTCCAGCAATTTCCTTCTGAGTTTCTTTACCAAGATCAGGAGCAAACTTACGCAAGGCTTTGCGGAGTTCAACGCCGCCCTTTACGCTTGCTGGCATCGTCTACCTCCTTCGCTTCATCTCTGAGACCTTGCAGGAGTGCATCTAGCATGGTCTTATCTAGTTCTAACAGTTGCTGTGGCGCGATCCCCAACCTAATGCTCAACCGAGCGATTAAGTAGGTGAATGGTTGATCGCGCTTTAAGCTAAAGGGTCGGAGTCAAGCACCTCAACACTTTTAAGTGTCTCAATGAAGTCCATCCCGAAAGGCTTAACAGTTTCACCTGACCTGCGTGTTACTTCCCATGCTAGCCAATAGACATCGCTCTGCTTTTCTTCATCGCGAAACGCCTTATGGAAGCCCTTTTTAGCGTACTGCTCAAACGAATACTCCACTGCTGGAGTGATCTCGCCTTCTAATACGCTTCCATCTTGTCGAACTATCTTTAACTTTGCCATGGTTTGCCCCTTTGTTTAGTTGTTTAGAATGTGCCTGTAGTGGCTACTGCAACAGTTGAGTTAGCAGTGAATGTGATTGACTGTGTGCCAATGTCACCAACAGCACCGTTAATGTCGGTTGTGTTGTTCACTAGTAGTGAGACTGTATATAGAGGGTTTGTAGCAGATACTGCTGTTCCCTTTGTCTGTAGGAATACACAGGTGACTGTTGTTCCCCATGCTGCCTGTAGTGTTGCCAATACGTTTGCAGAAGCTGTGTCGTTTAGGAAATCGATTGTCACTGTTGATGACTCAAGACCCTTGACAAATTTGTGTGAACTGTCACCCATTGCAGTGACTTCTAGCTCATCAAATACGCGGTTGATTGTTACTGCTGTAACATGGTCTGAAAGATCGACTGTGTTGATCTTCACGCCCACATTGTTATTTAGAAATACAGCCATGAGATTATTCCTCGTCTTTCTTAGTAGTTACTGGCTTTGGTGCTGGGGTGCTAACCTGCCCGATTTTCTTCAGGAAGGCTTCATTCTCTTTTTCCCACTCGGACATATTAACTCCAACTCGTTAGGATACTGACTGACATCTCGCAGCTGAGTAGGTCACCCGAGCCAGCGTTGAGAATACTTGGTGCGCTTACTGCGCTCACATTATACGTTAAAGATGATGCTGCTAACTTAGCAAACACGCCACAAACAAAATCTTCTATGCCGTTAAGGTTTCCCTCGTTATCAAATAACGGAGCAACGATCAGCAGTTTGAAGGATGCCATAGGGCTAATACCAATATGCTGATTATTAGTAGGTGTTATATATGGATCATCCGGTGAGACGATTACAGAATTAGCCAGGACAACAGATGGAGGAAAGGCGAAGACTTGATATTTATTATTATCTACTAGCGCAGTGGCTAAAGTAGTGCGGAGGGTTGTTATCGCTACTGGAGGCATTAGCCCACCATTGAACGCGGATCTAGTGCATGAGAAACCAAGCCCCGTATCTTCGCCAGCAGTTGTGCTGACATCCGATATGGGGAAGGCTGGAAATCGACAGCGTTACTGCCTGAAAGGGTGGCTGTACGCGCTTGCCAGATCTCTACAGATATCATTAAAGCTGCTTGCTGGACTGCTGTGTCGTTTGTCCAGTCTGTGTAAGTCTCAGCTGTTACTGTGCCAAATGGCTCAATAGGGTGTTTAGGTTGTACGACTGTGTGAGTCGTAGGCACTGAGATTGAATAAGCACCGACACTAGCAATAGTTTTAGATCCATTGTATTTAGTACCGGAATTAGAGATAGTGACAGTCTGTCCGACATAGAAGATATCTGTGACAGGAATGTCAAAGTAAAGAGTGCCTTCGCTTACGATGTTGCTGTGCGCTACTGCAAACCATTTAGGAGCCCAGAGCATAGGAATAAGGACTGCATCAGATGCATCGCATACTTCCTGAAGGACGGCATCTGTATACAAAGTACCCACTCCGAGGGTTGTACGGAGTTCTGAGACTGTTGTAAGTGCCATGATGTCCTTTCTAAAGACTCTAGGGGATCGGAGGGCTACCGACCCCCTAGAGCGACTTAAGTGTGGCTTACGCCTTGTTGTTCTTGAATGCGCCTGCGCCGACCTTAGTAGCGATTGCTCCAAAACCGTAGTAGCCGATTGTTACCTGTCCTGCTGCTGTTGATTCAGCGCGTAGGCGGTATGTTGGTGACTCGTACCATGTGTATGCATCTGGGTTTACGATAAGGATTGTGCCATCGCCATCGCCAGCGTTTGTTGGATCAACGTATAGGTTGAGTCCTGCAACGTTACCTGTCAATGATGTTGGTGCTACTTGACCGCCTGCGTTCATTGGCTGTGATGCTGTGTAGATTGGACGTCCTGAATCGTTTAGAGACATGATGTTTGACCATTGTCCTGTTGATACGACCATGTTGCGAGCAAATGGGTTTGGTAGTCCTGCTGTTGCTGCATATACAGAAGCTGATCCGCGAGCGACAATTCCTAGCAATTCTGCTGCTGTTGGGTATGTCACTGTTGTTGTTGCATCTGCTGTTGCGCCTGCAATGAGAGCAGCGTTTACTGCTGCGTTTGTTGTCTTTGCGTAAGCAGCAGCCATGTTGCGTACTAGCTCATCAAAGAATGCTGGAGAAGTACGATCTAGCAATTCAACAGAGAATGTCTGCTGTCCTGCATACTTCTTGACTGATACTGATAGGAATGCTGCATTCTGATCTGTGTCTGAGAATGCTGCGCCTTCGTTTGTCTCTGCAACAGTTGGCATTACTGTGATCTTTGGGATCTCAAATGTCATACCTGCATCTGGCAATACTCCACGAGAGATTGCATCAATGCTTGGACGAATTGTTGTACCTAGTGGGTTGATGATTTCAGATAGTTGGCGTGTTGGTACTAGACCAGCGTTGTCTGTTGTGTCATCTGCTGCTAATAGGTATTGACGAGCTGACTCATCACCTAGTGCTGCACGGATTGTGTTTTCTGCATACTTAGCCGCTGTAAGTTCGATACGTGGCTTTGTGAAGTATGATGCTGAAACAGTTGGGCGAGCAGCTTCAACCGCTGGTGCTTCAACTGGTGTTGCTTCGACTGCTGGAGTGGTGTTTTCCACGGTGGCTGTCTCGCTTTCTGTTGGTTGGGTTTCTTCTTCTACAGCAGATTCTTCTGCTGCAATATCAGTGACTTGAGCCGACTTAAATGCTGGCTCGGTTACTAAACTTACTTCGACCAAGCGAGCAGCAGATACATAAGTAACGCCATCCTTGATCGTAGACTTGAGGACTTCTGCACCAATGCTAAGACCGGACTGCAATCCTTCTTCTGCCAAGATAAGTGCTTCTGTACCGCGCTGTGAGCGGCTTACAGAGAAAACTGCATCTATTGAGTTATCTGATTCGCTGAATGAGACCATGCGACCTAAAGGTTTCTTAGTGTCATGCTGGCTTAGCAGTTTGATTGACTTAGGATCTTCAATAGCGATAGATCCAGAAGCAAAGATAACTTTGCCCATGTTTGTAGATCCTGCTTCGACATTAAGAGGCACAATCTTGCCTGATACTGTGCGACTTGCAGAGTCTGCTGTTAGATCAGCTGAGAAGGTAATTACTTGGTTCATTCTAGACCTTGGCTTCCGTTAGGTGTTAGATCAGTCATCTCCATAGCCTGCTCCTGGGTGATTAGGTTTAGGGATAGAAGTTTTTCGATTACTGCTAGTTCAGCAAGTGGATCAGTGCGGAGGAAATTCTTGTCAATGTCAAACTTGACTACATTCCCACGAGCAGTGATGTCATCCATAGATAGGCGATCTTCAATCGCGCTAATAAATGGCTGCAAAGATAGTGATAAGAATTGCTTACGCTCATCCTGAACGTTTGCATAAGTCATTGAGTTATTCATCTCTGCTGATACATAGTAAGCAGGTACGTTGCAAAGACGTGCAATCTCAGTAGCAAGATTCTGAATAGCCTCGTTATACATCATGTCTTTAGGAGAGAATGACACTGGGTTGTATTCAAGAGTAGATGTTAGATAAGCAGTGCTGCGATTATTACGAGCGTTTTTCCATGATGCTAGTAATCCTTGGACTTCTTTAGGATCTAGATCAGCACCGGTATTCTTAATATAGCCAGTAGCCATTGGAGTAGATGCAGCGATAGTAGCTGCTTTCTGAACGTCAATAGCAGCGCGAATAGTTTGGATACCTGTGTTCAAGATTCCAGGAAGCAAAGACTGGAAAGTAACTAGAGATCCAAGTCCATCCATCGGCAAAGTCATGCCATCGACTGCATAAGACTTAACAAAAGTGTTAGTGCTATCTAGTGTGATAGTTACGCGATTGTTAGCGATCCACTCAAAGCGAGAAGGACGTCCATCTTCCTGATAAACCTCCACGACTTTCCAGAAGGCTTGCCCATATAGAAGTAACGATTCAACTGTGTATGCAATAGTTACAGATCGTGGCTGTGAGTAAGTAGGTTGCTCTAACCATGCAGGTGAGCCAAGTTCTTCGTTAGTAGATTTCTTATAAAGCTCTAAAGGAATTGCACCGATAGTGCCAGACAAAAGATTGCGGCATCTTTGTAATGCTGGAACGCTAAGAGCATCTTCTCTGCTTACGTATGCATATTGGAAAGGCATGGCATAAGGTGAATACTCACCAAGGACTTGAGGTGCTGCTTGAGCCTCTAGTAAAGGCTTAGACTCAAGACCGAATGCCTGCAATAATCTACCCATAGACATAAATAATAGCACTTGTCAAGATAATAGACAATGTGATAGGGCGTGTCTAAGTGTATATCTGTGGCTTAGGCTGAGGGATCATTAACTTGCTAACTACCATTGCCAAGCCAATAGGTGCAGAGATATCCCCAGCAGACTTACGTTTAATTATGCGCCACGCGCTGTCATTGACCTTAGCTGCGCAATTATTCATCTGCTGGATCAGTTCAGCCTGTCCATTATGAACTATCCGGTGATTGACCAAACCTTCTAATAGATCACCACAGGCTTTGTAGAATTGTTGCCCTGAGACATCTTCAGTTATGACACCTGAGTTAGCCAAGCGATCTGCAATAGTCTGAGTGGCGTACTTGTCAAATGCCACCAAGCGAGGCTTATATATGTCGCACCAAGCCTTTATACTTGCTGCCATTTTGAGTTCATCTATGGCAACCTGTGAGCTGTAAGTCTCCAAGATCCCGATGCCAATCCTCCCATCTGGGAGTAGCTGTCCTGCGACCAATGATCCGTTCCTGCGTGAAGGACTGACATCGAAACCGAATACAGTATAAGCCCCCACAGCCATTTCTAGTGTGCTATCGGATGTGTCCTCAAGAATGCCATGGGGCCATGGGCTGCTCAGAGAATCTATCCACTGGCAAAGAGTCTCGGTGCGAGTATTCTCAATAGGCGATGTAGCAATCGCTTCTTCAATCGCTTCCTCAGTAATTGTGTACCCCAGTGAGGGGTTAGCCAAAGCCCATGCACTGCGGTCGTTTATCTTGCAATACTGTGGCGCAGAATACTCATAGAATCCAAAGGACTTAGGAGGATAATCTATAGCTCTTTCCCTGAGGTCGTTGAGAACAGTTGAGAATGCATCTCCTGCATTCGAGGTAAGAAGTGTCTGACTATTTGGGTGAGCTCTAGTAGTAGGAGTAGCTGCTCGGAATCCATCTTCTGTAATCTCGCGGATCTCATCGATGTAAAGGAGCCCATTGACACTTCTTCCACGAGATCCGTCTCGAGTAGCTGCAACGACATCGAGGCGCGCTCCAGAGAGCATCTCAATAGACTCCGTTCCGTTGGCATGTCTGATCTGTTTAACGAATCCTTTGAGGTGGTCATTTGTCTCCAATAGGGTAGTGATCTGCCGGAAGGTATCTAGTGCCATGCTTCTGTTTGAGGACATGATTAGGACGTTGGTATTCCACTTGATTAAGTGAGCAAGGATTAACATACGTGCTAAGTGAGTCTTGCCATTCTGCCGAGCCACGAGAATGAGGTTTGTCTTACGGATCCAGTTGCCTTTTTTGTCCACAGTGAGCATGTCCTTAAGCACAAACTCCTGCCAAGGCATAAGCGGAATCTTTACGATCTCGCAGAGGTCTTTGACATCTTGCAGCTTGTTTTGACCCTTGAGAAGTGGGCTGTGAAGCCTTGGCTTGGTTGCCCCTCGTAGGGCTTTGGGCTTTCTGGGCTTAGTTGTCATTGACTCGGATCGGGTCGGGTCTTAAACGGACTGTCCAGCATCGGTTCGGACTGCATCGGGGAGATATAGTCGAT